CTCTTCTTTAGGTCTCTATAAGACTGCTCTAAGAATACAGTATCATGTGCTTCCATAGCAACTACAATCTCCTTCTCCTTGTCTGCTGGTGTGTACGTTTCGCAAGCAAAGCAGTAGCTGTGTCCGTCAGTATATAAACTGTTGGCATCACTGCTACCACAATGCTCACAGGGAGTATGTCTTAGGAACTCACTCTCTTCCATCTAACTCAGCATCCTCAAGAATGTCTACCATCCTCGCAAGACCCTTACGAATTGTGGCTAGTACCTCAGGTGGGTACTGTTCCTCATCCTGTACCATCAGGTATGCCATGTCCACGTAGTCAACATGCTCATGTATCTCTGCCTCATCTACATAGACAGAGAAGCGTAAGCCATCCTTGTTGAACTCAGCGTTCAAGTCTATCTCAGATACAATCTCTTCTGTAACATCTATAATACTCATAACCATTCCTCTGGTATACTGCCCTCATTCCAGACAAAACCATTACGGTCTGCCCACTCAGCACAGGTCATCTTTGAACCATCCTTCCTTTTCTTAGCACCCTGTATAGTAGCACTTGCTTTCTGGAATACAAACCTGATGTCCAACTCTGGATGCTGTGCCTTAACAGCCTTCATCTTTCGTTGTGCATCCTGTCTGAAGTATCCCTTCAACTCTACATACATAGTACCAACCTTCAAGTCAGGTACGTAGTGACGCTCCACATAGTAGGCCAGCTTCTCTGGCTCATACATATATGGAACATCACGCACGTTCAGGTCATCAATGACCCTCTCCTCAAAAGTCCCCTTCGGCATCGTCTGTCACATTAGTGTCAGTATCGTTGAACATCTCAGAGTTATCATCCTTTGCTACTGCATCGGATACAAACCCATCCTCTTCATCAAAGATATTAGATGCTCCCTGATATTCTACTAAGTCAATAACCTGAACACCTACCATACGTAGAGATACTCCAGCCTGTTTAGTAGAAGGCATGTAGTATGGTGCTGGTTCAATAGCTACTGTAACAGTAGAGCCGTTACCAATTAGGGTAGACTTGCTCAATGGTGTAAGCTTACTATCTACAACCACAGGCTTACGTTGCCACGTCTTGCCTGTCTTTGTAGTACCTGATGCTTTCATCTTTGCTTTGAATAGCAGGTTACCTGTGGTGTTACCATCCTCATCGTACTCAGTTTCATAGGGTGGACGCATGGACAGGGAAGCTTTTACTTGTGGCTTCTCCTTGACTAGCTTGGTTGTATACTCTGCCATCAGGGTATCAAGCTGTTCACATACATGTGCTGCATCTTTCTCAGGGATAGATACGTTGATTGAATAAACTCCTTCGGGAGTGAACTTAGTATCTGGTTCAAATACTTTTGCCCACGAAGCAGTACCTTTTAGTTTAACTTTCATTAGCAATCTCCTTAACGCTAAGTCTTTAATTGGCTAGAGTGGTACTTTAGAAACTACGCAAAAAAGTACTGTGATTCCAGTATCTTACGAAGGTCTAAATTACCTACGCTAGGTGGTTCAGGTACGTCATTAGTACCCAGAGTTATGATAGCATGGTCTCTCAGTTCTGTCAAGACATTATGCTTCTCATACATATCAACAAACTCTTGCCTTAGTATCTCAGACATCAGAGGCATCATGCTACTGTGTGTTCCGTAGCTGTCGTGTACCATTGCGAAGTCTGTTATACCTGAAGCCTTACACTTGTTGATAGTCTTGGTCATGGCAGCAGCATCAAGACTGTGGATAAAGTTAGGACTACTACCTAGCCCTGTCCTTCTCCTATTCACACTGCCCTCAATGTCCTGTAGGTATGACATCTTAAGTATGCTGCCATTGATATGTGTTTTGATACGCTTAGTTTCTGTATCGTTGTAGTCTTGTAGGACTAACCAGCCCGTAGGTGTTAGCCATTCCATGTGAGTGTTGTGTTCTGAGTACACATCGCCCACTTCCTTAATGTAATCCATTACCTTTCTTGCTGATTGAATTACCTCTGAGATAGCAGACCACACATGTAGGGATAGATAGTTACTGGCTACGAAGCCACCATCTCCGAATACATCAGGCTGACCCTCTTCTATTCTTTCTGTGATAGCCTCGTGTATGTAATCACGACAGGCATGACGTGTACCAGAGTAGGGTACAATCATAACAGGACGCTTGGTTATCTTCCTGTCGATGCCAAACTGTAGGCACTGCCTTGCTAGCTCTGTGTCATCAGCCATGATTAGTTTCTTGGTAGTCTCTGCTACTTCAGTATAGATATCCTGTGGTTGGTCAGAGGGTATCAGGTTGGTAGCCTTGCCCCCACGCTCATCACGTAGGATAGCAGACAAGTGCTGTAGTCCATTACAACTACCATCAGCAGATACAGGCAAGCGAGACTGATAGCCCCAGCCCTCACGTACCAGACCTGTGAACTCATAACACCACGCTAGAAACTGAAAGGGTTTGTCAGCTTCAAGCCAGTACCTGTTTGTATAAGGGTCATCAGTCACCCTCTTGAAGTCATCCACGTTATCCCACGCCCAGCCCTCACGCTGGTCTAGTGTAATCTTATCGTTACCATATAGGTTAGCACCATGAATACATAACCAACGTGCATCGTCCCAGCTATTGATAGGCATAGGGTTAGCAAATTCTAGTAGTGCCTTACTCCAGTCGGCTGACTGAGGAGAGAGGAAGGTAGCACTCGCATACTTTCTACCACGAAAATCATTCTGCCATACGTAGTATAGGCTGTCCTGTTTAGCGTAGTACTCAGCAACCTGAAGGGTACGCTCTACTTGTATGCGCTTGCTCACACTCTTTGCATTGAAGGAGTAGATTTGATTACGTGAGCGTGACCACTTACGGAACTCATCCTTCTCTGCCTCAGTCATTTCTTGTGGGTCTTTAGTAAAGGGGTAGGCAGGTAGAGGTACGTCATCTCTAGCTGGTAGCTTACCCCAAGACTGTCCGTTATCCCACAGGTTTCTTAGTGTCTCTAGTATAGGTTTGTTAATACGCCAAGCTGTGTGCTGCAAAGCGTTAAGACAACTATACTCTTCAGTAAGGTTACAATTTTCTAATCTAGTTAGGTGGTCATTCAAACTCATTTGCGCCTCACTATAGGTAGCTCGTTCATTATCTCACTGTAGTACCCACCACCCTGCACTGCTGTCCAATCCTTAGGCTGGATAATACATGGGGAATACTTAGGTCTTGCTAACTCAGCGTACTCGTTAAAGGATTTAATCCACGCCTCTGTTTCTTCAGTAGCTACGACATGATTAACTGTCTTGTTACGCCTGATAGCTTTCTCTTGTATGCGTACAATACCTGTCTTAACTATTATCAGGTCAACCATACGCACACCTACGTGCAGCCTCTCATTCTTAGCCCACTTAGTATCCTGTCCATCCTTGTTCATCTTGTGTGTAAGGCCGTACCTTCTAGCTGTGTACCCCTTGCCAGTAGCTAGCTTGATGGTGTTCCTAGCTATCTCTCCATCCTGTTCAATCCATTTGTCTAGTCTATCTTGTAGTTCAATAGCACCACCGATAGCCCTAGCTACTTTGACTAACACATTATCCTTACTGATGCTATCAACTGTAGTAACAACAGCTAGGTATGCTACCTTCTCAGCATCCATGTGCTTTATCTTACTATGAGTTATGTCTCTGTTTGACTTAGGGTTGTCTTGTATTTCTTTGATACCTTCAGCAACAGCCTCAACAATTCTTGAGATAATAACTCTGCCATGTAGTGTATGTGATTCCTTTCCAGAATTAATAGCTTGGTCTTTAGCCTTCTGATATCTATCAATACCACCAGTGACCATCTCTTGTTCTAACTGCAACTGTTTTTCTAAAGTACCACTCATACAGAGACCCCCCTAAGATATACCTATAGAGATAGCCCCGATGCTACAGGTTATCACTAGAAATGTAAAGCCTACTATGAACATACTAGAGTACTCATCTTCTTTGTTCGTACTACAAGCATATATACTTAGTACTAGTAGAGCTAGTATAGTAAACCACATTAGAACATCTACCATTAGGCTACCTCACTATAGTTACGAAGCATAAAGGTTTCGTATGGTGTGTCTTGTAACACCTCTGGTTCTGTTGTCCACTCAGCGTAACAGTTATGACAATAACATTCTACCTTGTGGTCTACTGCGTATAGTTTCTCTGCCTCACCTGAGTTACAGTAAGGACATCTAGTGTATCCCATGCTCATCCCATTGCTCCTTGTTCTTCATCTCGTTACCTGCCTCATACCCATGCTTGTACTTTACATTGTACTGTGGCTGCTTGTTTTTATCATACTGATTGTCATATGTCAACCCATGATATCCATTGTGGTAGCCCATAACGTAGGCATCATCGTACTTGTTACGTGTCATACTAATACTCCCAATATAAATACTATAACTAATAGCTTTGTGTTCATGCTATCTCCTTCCACCACACTGGTGTGTCGCTGTAATTCCAGATTGCAAAGCTAGCCTTCTCGCCCATGTAGTATGCACGATAGGCATCTACTGAACAGTCAGTCTTGTATTGGTCAGGTATACACTGCGGTGGTTGTGTGTAGCCTTCATCTGGTATGTTCTCTGGTAGTACAGCAAGACTATCTAGTAACCGTTGCGTCTTGTGTATCTTACCATACCTGAGTGTGTAGTTCTTACACAGATAGAACAGCAGGTCAAGTGTCCACTTGTAATGGTCAGCACTAGCACGTACCCACACTGTTGATGGGTGGTTGATATGCGTACACTTATACAAGTCTACATAGTCTGCCCACTCGTCACCATCTAGTACCCTGTGTGCTGTACTGAGTAGCTGTGCTGTCTCAAGTATCATCTTCACTACGTGCTTGTCGCAGTGCATCTCTGCCGCTTCCTCTGGTATCTTGCTCAGATAAAAGATATTCATAGCCAGTCCCCTTATCCCTTTTCCTGTTGTGTTTCTTCTTGTTAGGTACGTACTGTGTACGTCTTCTGCTCTGTAGTAGTGCCTTTGCTACTGGATTAATCGGTGGCATTGTCGTTATCTACTACTAGGTGTAGCTCTGGTTCATCATACATCTCTAGTTCTATCTCATACTCTACCACAGCTACTACGTACTGGTCAACCACATCATTCCTATGGTACTCTAGCTTTGCTGGTAAATACTCCCCATCTATATACACTACCATGTTGTCGCTGTCAAGTTCTATCTGCTTGGTCATATCAATCCATCCTTGTTACAAAGTGTCCATCTTCTGTTGGTATTGCTACCATAGCATAGGGATAGAAGTACACTGTACCTTTGTGTGTTTTCATCTTACCTACAAAAGGTAGGTCTGCATCTTCTTCAAACTCTGACTTGTATGTACCATCATCCATGACAGTACCATTGAATTGGTATAGTCCCCACCCATAAGCTTCCTCAAGAAAGTTCT